CCATGACGACGCCGCTGTTCTACAACCCGCCGGTGTTCGGCCAGGCCTACACCGCCACCAACAACTCGCTGACGGCCAGCTTCGACCTGCTGTCGCTCGACAACACCAGCGGCAACGGGACGACGACGTTGGGCTTGGAATACTCGGGCATCGCCCACCTGACCGGCTTCGATGCCACGCCGGGGCAGCTCGTCTACACCATCAACCAGTTCGGCCAACTGATCGGCAGCTTCAGCGCCTCGACCATCGCCAACCCGGTGGCCGAGCCGGTCTCGCTCGCGATCCTGGGCACCGGGCTGCTCGGCCTGGGCCTGGTGCGCAACCGCCGGCGTGATGTCTGACACCCCGCCGCTCGACCGGTTGGCGGGCTGCGAGATGACGCTGACCCAGGACGGGACGCTGAAAGTCACGCTCTACATGACGGATCTGGAGGAGGCCCGCGCCTGGGCCTCCTACCTGCTCGCCTGGCGGAAGTTCCGAACCAAGCCTGACGAGCCGCTCGGCGGCCTCCTGCAGGTGCGGAATGCCCGCTAAGCTGTCTTACCCGGTGTATCGGCGCTGGCTGAGCGGCGCCACGCCGTTGGAGGTGGAGGTGCTGCACGAGACCGGCTCGCAGGCGCTGGTGCGGGTCTGGCGCGAGCCTGGGGCGCCGAAGCAGGAGAGGATCGCGTGGTGGGTGGCGGTCAGCGCGCTCCAGGACGAGCCGCTGAAGATGCGGCGGCGGCCCAAGCGGTGCCTCCAGGTACAGCGGTGACCGGCGAGGATCTGGAGCGCCAGTTGGTGGCACTCGCCGGGGATCACATCAGGTCGTTCCAGGCCTACGCCGCGCGCATCGACGCCGATCCGGCGCTGATCGCACACGCGCTCTGGCTGCTCGCCGAGGCGGCCGAGAACCGGCGCCAGGAGATACTGGGCCAGGGCTGCGGCGCCATGACGTACAAACCAACAAGTCACCCGTAAACGGTCGTTTGCAGAGGTGGCCAGATGATTTTCCGTTGCCAGAAATGCGGCGCCCGCTGGCTGGACGCTTCCGAGTGCCTGCGGTGCAGCGCCGATCAGGAGGCTACACAGCACCGCTGCATGCAATGCGGCACAGAGTTCCTGGCGCGACCTGACTGTCCGCCGATCTGCCCGGATTGCTACCTCGTCCGCACCCAGTTGCTTACCACGCCATATGCAGCGCTGCCTTAATCGGCCGCCATAATCGCCAAAGCCCGCGCCTGGATCGCCTCCGGGGTGCGGGCCAGGGCCGGCCCGGTGTTGCACCGCCGGCCGGCCCGCTCACCGCCGCTTAACCCCACGCACGGTCCCGTCAGCGGGTCCGTCAAACTCCGTCAAATCCCGTCATGTCCGAAACACAACCGGCCGCCAGGCGGCGGATTGCGCTGCCATTCGCGCCGCGGCCCTGGCAACTGGAAATGATGGAAGACCCGGCGCCGCGCATCGTGGCCGTGGTCCATCGTCGGGCCGGCAAGTCCACGGCGCTGATGTGGATGGGCCTGAAGCGGGCGCTGCTCGAGCGAAAGCCCAACCCTCGCGTGGTGCATATCCTGCCCTACGGCGTGATGTGGCACCGCACCGGGCTGTGGGACCAGCTAGCGGCGGCGGCTGACGCCATTCCGGGCGCCGTGGTCCGGCGATCCGAACTGTCGGTCAGACTGCCCAACGGAGGCGTGTTCCAGGCCGGCGGCGCGGATAACGTCGATTCGTGGCGCGGTGGCGGCGCCGACCTGGTGGTGGTCGATGAGTATGACGACACACCGCCCAGCCTGGTCCCGCTGGTGATTGAGCCGATGCTCGCCGACCGCAACGGGACGCTGGTACGCTCGGGGACGCCGAAAGGGCGCGGCGTGCTGCAGGCAGCCTACGACCGGGCCAAGACGACGCCCGGATACAGCAGCTACCTGCTGGATTATCGCAAGACCGGCGTGCTGTCCGACGAGGCGATAGACCGCCTCAGAACGGAAATGAGCGACGAGGAGTTCGCCCAGGAACTCGAGGTCTCCTTCGAGTCACCGAATAGCGGATCGTATTACGGCAAGCTGATGCAGGCGGCCGAGGCCGAGGGACGCATCACCGCGGTGCCGTACGATCCGGACCTGCCGGTGTGGACCGCTTGGGATCTCGGTGTCGCCGACAGCACCGCCATCTGGTTCGCGCAGGTGACCTGGAGCGGGCAGTGGCGGCTGATCGACTACATCGAGGACAGCGGCGCTGGGCTGACGCACTACACCGACCAGATACGTGCCAAGCCTTACCGTGACTACGCGATGCACCTGCTGCCGCACGACGCCGCGGTGAAGGAGTTGGGCAGCGGCATGAGCCGGACGGAGGTGCTGACGAGCCTTGGGCTGCAGCCGTGGCGCATCGTGCGTCAGCACAGCGTCGCAGACGGGATCAACGCGGTGCGGATGGTGTTGCCCAGGGCGTGGTTCGATGCGGAGCGATGCGCCAAGGGCATCAACGCGCTGCGGCATTACCGGCGCGAGTGGAACGAGGCCGGGCAGACATGGCGCAGCAGTCCGGTGCATGATCACGCTAGCCACGGTGCGGACGCCGCGCGCTATCTGTGCCTTGGTGTGCGTGAGATGCAGCCGCCGCGGGCGGTGGAGGACACGGGCGATAGTTGGGAAAAGGCATGGCGCAGCCAGGCGCAGCGGGAGCGCGCAGCGGCATGGCGCGTGGCATAAGCAGGAGGATCACAGATGCCGTTTGATGGGTTGCCGGATGGACTGCTGTCTGACTTGGCAAAGCTGAAGGTGGCGCTGGAGGGCGTGAAGAGCCGTGGCCGCTGGTCGAACCAGGCGATTGGCGGGCGTGAGATCGGCGGCCGACCGGAACAGGCGCATTGCGCCATTGGGTGGCTGCTGGTGGCAACGGACTGGGACCGTGAGGAGACGACCAGGCTGGCACTGGCCTACGTTTATCCGGCTTTGCCTGATACGGCCCGCGATGACCGACAGCGGATTCTGTCGATATCGCAGTACAACGACCGGGGATCGCGCAAGCGGGTGGTGCAGCTCTTCGAGGACGCTATGCAGTTGGCGGAGCAGCGGGTTGTGTGAATGCCTATGAAGACCAGCTAATCCGGCGGCTGGATCTTCGCCGGCAGTTTGACCGATTGGATGCGCGCCAGCGCCGCATCCTCTGCGCGCGATTCAAGCACGATGACACGCTGCGGGACGTTGGTGCGGGAGAGGGCATCAGCGCTGCTCGGGTTAACCAAATCCTCCTCGACGGCCTGCGGCGAGTTAGACACCGCCTTACGCAGGAGCCGAAACCGCAGAAGCAGCACGATCTGCGGGCGACGCCGCCACATGAATGGTTCGATAAGGCGGCATTCCTGCGCCATATGGAGCGGCTGCAGCGGCTCAAGCGCGAAGCGGGCGAGCGGGCATACGAGAACGAACGGGCCGCTCTCGACCGGCTCATGAGGCGGGAAGAGGAGGCGGGTTATTTTGATCCACCGCCGCCACCCAAGCCACCGCCGCAGAGGCTGCCGACATGGTTTGAGGTGCAACTGCGCCGCTACCACGAAACGCCGGAGACGGTGAAGCAGAGCGCCGGTGATGCGTACGACCGATGGGTGGCGCGCAGCCTGGTCTACAAAGGGATGCAGATGGCGCTGGTTGTGATGCCGAGGGCCTGCACGCTCTATGACGGCTCGCACATCGTCCAGATCGAGCCTGACAGGCCGATATGGCTGCCGGCGACCCTGGTGTCGCAGATGCTGCCCAACGCCGCGGTCCTGGCGCACGCCAGCCCAGCATAGACAGCGACTGGATCACACAACAATGCCATCATCCAGCAAGGCTCAGAAACGCACTATGCAGGCTGCGGCCCATAGCCCTGCGTTTGCGAAGAAGGTCGGCATTCCAGTGTCGGTGGCGAAAGACTTTGTGGCAGCCGACAAAAAGCGCGGCACCAGGAAGCTGCCTGAGCGGAAGAAGTGAGCGGCTCGCGCAACGCCCTGCTCGGTGACTGGTTTCAGCCACCGGACGACCCGCAGGCCAACGTGCTGCTGCGTCAGACGCCGCTGGCGCCGCGGCCATCCTACGCCAGCGCCGCAGATCAGGCGTGGGCGGCGATCCAGGCCAAGCTGGATGAGCAGCAGCGCATATCGCAGGAGCGCGGGCTGTGGACCGGCGGCCAGGTGTGGGAGGGTGGTCATCCGACGACTAAGGGCGCAGTGGACGCGACGCGGCAGGTTGGTGATGCTCTGCTCATGGGCACAACGACACCAGGATTGCGGGCATTCCACGGGAGCCTCGAGGACTTCAGCACGCTGGATCGCTCGAAGGTTGGCTCGGGTGCCATGAGCGATCGATGGACCGCAGATGCGAAACACGCGGACGAATACTACCTGACCACCAACCCGGAACATGCCGAGCATTATGGGCCGGTCGTCCATGAGTTTGAGATCGGTAAGCCGCTTTATCAGAAGGACGCCAAGGCCGATTTAGAGGCGTGGGCCAAGTCTGAGGGATATGACAGCGCGCAGAAGCACCTCGATGAATACTACGATGGCAACATCTACTCGGCGCTGGATATGGATAATTACCTGAAGGATGCGCTGAGCGAGGCTAAGGCGGCAGGCTTCCCTGGCGTGCATGTATCGCTGGGCGACCTGAAGAACCCGCGCCGCAAAGCTTTTGGCGACTTCATCGTGTTGCACGATCCGTCTGTTGCAACGCGCGTGGCTGCGCGCCAACGCAAGGACTGACCAGACCTTCCGGGCCGGGACGGACCCACTCTGCCACGGGGAGTGGCGCCGTTGGCAGGCGTGTGGTCACCGAGCGCTCCGGTTCGCCGGTTCGGTGACGGAAACCCACAGCGATTGATCCGATGAGCGGCAGCACGATCAACCCATTGTTCGGCATGGCGATGCAGAGCGGCGCCGGCTCGCTGTTCGACCGTCCTGGCCCGACCGCATCAGGCCTCGTGGTGCCGGGCAACATCAACACCCACCGCAGGCCCGTGGTGCGCAACGCCGATGGCAGCATCTCCACAGTGCGCAGCATGAACTTCGAGGACGAGCACGGGCGCCAGGTGCTGGTGCCGACCGTCATCGAAGGTCGCGGCGTCGTGCCGCCGGACGAAGCGATCAAATACTACTACGCAACAGGTCAGCATCTCGGCATCTTTGATACGCCGGAGAGCGCGGAAGCCTATGCGCAGTCGCTGCATGAAAGTCAGGCGACGGAATACCGATGAGCGAAGCACTCGCAGTACCGCAGGAGCGCTACGGGGCGCACCGCCTGACAGGCCACATCGGCCCGGGCAGCACCGATCCGGCAGCGGCCGTCGATGTCTATCCCGGCGACCTCGGCAAACTGCACAGCGAACTGAAACAGTGGTTCGAGGACAGCGAGCAGGCATCGCGCCACGAGCGCGAGTTCGCCGAGCAGTCGCGCAATTACTACGACGGCTACCAGTGGACCACCGAGGAACAGAAAGCCCTGCGCGAGCGTGGCCAGCCGGAAATCACCATCAACAAGATCCACGACAAGGTGGCGATGCTGTGCGGCCTCGAGCGGCGCGCCCGCACCGACCCGAAAGCCTTCCCGCGCACGCCATCGGAAGAGGACCGCGCCGACGCCGCCACCCAGGCGCTGCGCTACATCGCCGACGACAACAACTATCCGCTGGCACGCTCGGCGGTGTTCGAGGAGATGCTGGTCGAGGGTTACGGCGGCGTGGAGCTGACGCTGGAGGACGACGGCCAGGGCGGCACCTCCATCGTCATCACCCACGTGCCGTGGGACCGGCTGTGGTACGACCCGCACAGCCGACGCCCGGACTTCAGTGACGCGCGCTATCTCGGCGCCGTGGTGTGGATGGACCGCGACGCGGTGGAGGAACTGTATCCCGGTGCGGCGGACGTGATCGACGCGTCGTTTCAGTCAGGTTCCGGCATCGACAGCTACAGCGACCGGCCCGACAACGTGGTGTGGAGCGACAACCGCCGCAGCCGCGTGCGTGTCGTGCAATGCCACTGGGTGCGCAGCGGCACATGGTGGCAGGCAACCTACACCAAGGGCGGGCTGCTCACCGATCCGGTGGCCTCGCCGTTCAAGGACCGCCACGGCAAGTCAGCCTGCGGCATCCTGCTGCAGTCGGCCTATATCGACCGCGAGAACCGCCGCTACGGCATGGTGAGGAATTTGATTTCGCTGCAGGACGAAATCAACAAGCGGCGGTCCAAGGCGCTGCATCTGCTCAGCGTGCATCAGACGATTGCCGAGAAGGGCGCCGTCAAGGACGTGGACGCGGCGCGGCAGGAACTCGCGCGGCCGGACGGCTATGTCGAGGTCAACGCCGGCATGCGGTTTGAGGTGATGCCGGGCGGCGAGATGGCGCTCGGACAGTTTCAGTTGTTACAACACGCCACGGCCGAAATGCAGTTGTCCGGGCCGAATGCGGCGATGTCGGGCACCGAAAGCCGCGAGCTGAGCGGCCGCGCGATCCTGGCGCAGCAGGCGGGCGGGGCCACGCAGAATGAGCCGCTGGCCGACAGCCTGCGCTGGTGGTCGCGGCGCGTCTACGAGATGGCGTGGATGGCGGTCCGGGAATACTGGACCGGGCCGAAATGGCTGCGCGTGACTGACGATCTGGGCGAATTGCGCTGGGTCGGCCTCAACCGCCCGGTGACGGTGGGTGAGCAGATGGCAGCGCAGATCGCCAAGCTCGACCCGCAGCAACAGCAGATGGCGATGCAGCAACTGCAGCAGGCGGCCGCCAACCCGCAGACGGCGATGCAGTTGCAGCAGGTCGTCAATATCGAGAACGACATCGCCGGCCTCGATGTCGATATCACCATCAGCGAGGGCGTCGATGTGCCCGCGATGGCGGCGGAGAACTTCCAGACGCTGGTGCAGCTCGCCGGGATGCAGCCGGGACTGATCCCGCCCGAGGTGCTGATCGCCGCGAGCAGTCTGCGCGACAAGGACCAGTTGCTGGCGATGATGAAGCAGCACGCCGAGGCCAAGGCGGCGCAGCAGCAGAAGATGGCGCCGCTGATTGAGCGCAACGCGGTGGCCGAGGTGTCGCAGAAGGAGGCCAAGGCACAGGCGGACTTCGCGCTGGCCAAGGAGCGCGGCATCAACTCGGTCAAGAACCTGCACTCGATGCATTCCGACTTCAGCGCGCCACCGGCCGGCCAGCCGTGGGTGGCGCCCGATGCGCCGTCCGCACCCGGCACCGCGGGCGGCGTGCCGCCGCTGACGCCGATGGATCTCGCGCACCAGATGGCCGACCTGCACACCAAGCGCGCCGACCTCGACGCCAAGCAGGCCAAGGCGGCATCTGACCGCGCCTCCGTCGTGCAGAAGCTGGCGCAGGCGCAGGCCACGCTCAACCCGCCACAGCCAAGGCCCACACAGCAACGGTAAGCGCGCGGCAGCCGAGGTCGGAGGCCTCGGCGTTCGGAAGCTACCCTAGCCGCGCCGCCAAACTCTAGGAACTAACATGGCTAACGACAAGCTCGAGGCTTTCCTGTCTGCCAACGCGCCGGACGCGCCCGCACCGCCCGCCACAGAGCCGCCAGCGGCGCCGCCACCGGAGCCGCCGCATCAGGAGCCGGACAAGCCGCAGCCCACCCAGGCGCCGCCCAAGGCGCCGGAAACCGACGAGGACGAGCCGCCACGCGATGCCCGCGACGGTGAGCCGGCGGTGCCGCGCCAGGCGCTGATCGACGAGCGCACCAAGCGGCAGGACTGGAAGGACCGGGCATCACGCGCCGAGGCGCTGGCCGAGGAGCGCCGCCAGCAGCTCGAGCAGCTGCAGAATCAGCGCGAGGCAGCAGCACGGCCACAGCCGCAGCAGGAGCCGCAGTTCCGCTTTGCAGATCCGCAGCAGGACCCGGCGCTGTATGCCGCGCAGCAGGCGCAGAATGCGGTTTACAACACCAGCGAGCTGCTGGCGCGGCAGTTGCACGGCGACGAGGTCGTGGACAAGGCGGTGGAGGAGTTCATCGGGCTGGCGCAACGCGATCCGACGCTGTGGCACAGGATGCAGCAGCAGAGGCACCCGTTCGAATGGGTGCGCCGCGAGGTCGAGCGCCAGAAGCTGCTGCACGAGATCGAGGACCCGGAGAAATACAAGGCGAAGCTGCGCGCCGAGTGGGAAGCCGAGCGGGCAGCACAGATGCCGCCGGCCGTAGCTACACCCGCCAACACGCCGCCACCCAACATGCCGCCGTCGCTGGCCAACGTGCGCTCCGCCGCGCCACGCACCGCACCGCAATGGTCCGGCCCGCTCAGCGATACGCAGGCCGCCAACTATTTCCGCGAGCACCGGATGGCCAACCGCCGCTGACGCTCGCGTCCCACTGACCATAGCCGCACCGGCCGCCGCGGTTAATCGGGCGTCTCCCCAGGCACGTGGTTCCTGCCGCCGAGGTTACGGGCGCATCGGCCGCTGACGGGCCGCTTTCCGTCGCACCTGCCGCCGAGGTCTATCGGGCGAAACCCAGAGGAAAGAACCCATGCCCAATAGGCACCTGAACTATGGCCGACATGAATGTAACCCCGGCAAGACCGGGACTAACGCCGATCCAATGGCAAGAAGAATTCTGGGTCGAATACCTACGGGATAACCAGTTTACCCCGTATTTCGGGTCCGATATGGACTCGATGATCCAGCTACAGACTGACCTTACACGCAAATCAGGCGACTCAGTAGTTTTCCCGACCGTCCGCGCTCTCGCGGGTGCCGGCGTCACCGGCAACACCGTCCTCGAGGGCAACGAAGAGGTCATCAATGCCCGCTCCCTGAAAGTGCCGGTTGGCGTCATTCGCCACGCCGTCGCTGTATCGGACTGGGACAAGCAGAAATCCGTCATCGATCTGTTGCAGGCCGGGCGGACCAACCTCAAGAACTGGGCCTCCAACAAACTCCGCAGCGACATCATCGTCTCGCTCGGTGCCATCACCGCCGATGGCGACGTGCAGATCAGCTACGGCTCGGCGAGCGCCGCACAGCGCAACACATGGCTTGTCAACAACGCCGACCGCGTGCTGTTCGGCGCCTCCAAGAGCAACGCGGTGTCAGGCGTCTATGCCACCGCGCTGACCACCATCGACAACACCGCCGACAAGCTCACCGCGGCGCAACTCACCCTGGCCAAGCGTATCGCGCGCACCGCAAAGCCCGCCATCCGGCCAATCCGCATCAACAACGATGAGGAATGGTTCGTGGTGTTCGTGCCGTCCCTGCCGTTCCGCGACCTGATGCAGGACCCGACCATCGTCAACAGCCTGCAATATGCCTGGGACCGCGGGCGCAATAACCCGCTGTTTACCGCAGGCGACATCCTGTGGAATGGCATGATCATCCGCGAGATCCCGGAGCTGCCGGTGCTCGCCGATGTCGGCGCCGGCGCCACCGTCGATGCCGCTGCATCCTACCTCTGCGGCGCACAGGCCATCGGCATCGCCTGGGCACAGCGGACCACCACCATCACCAACTCACGCGACTACGGGTTTTTCGAGGGCGTTGGCGTGATGGAGATCAGGGGCGTGGCCAAGCTGCGGTTCGGCACCGATCCCACCGTTGACCAGACCAAACCGGTGGACAACGGCGTGGTTACGATCTGGTCGGCCGCAGAGCCTGACGCGTAAGGAGACACACATGGCACAGCAACCACACGAGAACGGCGACCGGGAGCGCCCGCATCCTGGCGCGGGTCCGGCAGCCCGCACGCCGGAGCAGGACCACACGCCGCGCCGCGAAGAGCGGGAGGAGCGGGAACGGCAGGAGCGCCGCAGGCCGCAACAGTCCGCCGCGGACAAGGCGGCCGTAGAGAAGGCGCAGGCCGAGCAGCGGGAGGCAATGGCGGCCGCGTCCATCGGCGCGCAGATCATCCTCGATTACAATGAGGATGGCAGCAAAGGCGCGCGCGGCGGCGCTGGTGGCACCATCGAGGAGAACACCATGGCGCGGGACGCGCACCTGGTCGCGCTGGGCCTCGATCCCATCGCACCGAGCGGCCCGCCACCGACGCCGGAGGCACTCGAGGCACGGAAGCGGCGCGAGGAGCAGCAGGCGAAGATAGCCGCCGATCCGCAGTTCGTCGCGCCACCGAGCGGCAAGGCGACGCGCATGTCGTCGCTGGCAGCGGGCATTGCCCAGGAGGACCTGCCGGACCCGGAGCCGCCGCCCGTGCGCGGCGCGGCGGACTGACGAGCGAGGGCGCGTTCAATGACCACAGTTGCGGTAATCGCTGAACGCGCCCTGCGCCGGCTTGGCGTCTCCGTCGTGCCGGTTGCCGACCGGCCGCTGCTCAACACCAGCGTCTCGCCCGGCGATATCGCCAACAACGCGCTGGTCGATTTGGGCATCATCGCTACCGACGAGGTGCCGCTGTCGCAGGCCACGGTGGTTGCAACCGCAACCATCGCCACCACGGCGCTGCAGAAACTCGGCGTGATCGCCGCCGACGAAACACCGATTGCCGCCGACCAGACGCTCGCCCAGAACACCGTGCAGGCCGTCCATTCGTCGCTCGTGGCGCAAGGCATCTGCGACTGGACATCGGCGGAAATCACCGACGCGGTGTCGGAAGAATATGCGGGCCTCACCGCATTCCATCTCGCATCGGCATTCGGCAAGCCGGCCGATCCGGCGGTCATCGCGCTGCTCGAGGGCCGCATCGCCACCGTGGCGCGCGTGATCCGGGCAAAGAACCTGGCGCTGGCCAAGGTCACCGAGGTGCAGGCGTCGCTCGCCTCGCAGGCGTCGGTGTCGTGGCCCAACACCGGCATTCCGATGGCTGTGGCAGAGGAATACACGCGGCTCGTGGCGATGTCGCTGGCGTCGTCATTCGGCAAGCAGGTGGACCCGCAGATGCTGCCGGTGATGGAGGCGCGGGTGCGGCGCATGGCGCAGGTGCTGGCGGCGCCGGAGAGCGCGGAGAACGCCGTGATGGCGGTGCATGACAATCTGGTCGCGCGCGGTGTGGCGCGGTGGACCTCGCAGGACATACCCGGTCCCGCTGAGATGCCGTATGAGCAGCTCGCCGCGAACCGCCTGGCGCCGCTGTTCGACAAGCGCGCTGATCCCGCGGAGGAGATGCTGGCCAACCGGGCGCTGGCGCAGATCGTGGCGCTGGAGCCGTCAGGCCGGCCCGTGCGGGTGGATTACTTCTAGATGGCAGACGGGCTGGCGTTTGGCAGCACTGCGGCGGCCTGTCCGGACGACGGGCTGGACTTTGGTGGCACGCTGCCGCCGCCGACAATCCCGCCAGATCCGACCGGTGAGAACTGGCGCGGGCCACCGGGGCCTCCGGGGCCACAGGGGCCGGCTGGACCGGCCGGAGTTGACGGCCAGGACGGAGCTGACGGTGTAGACGGTGCGACCGGCCCACAGGGTCCGAAGGGCGATACCGGTGCGACAGGCGCCACGGGTGCCACTGGGCCACAAGGCCCGGCCGGTCCCGCCGGTGCGGACGGCGCGTCCATCACCATCTCGGACACTGCGCCGACGCCAACCGCCGGCGCGCTGTGGTTCGATTCAGCCGGCACGCAGCTTTACGTTGGCTACAACGACGGCAACAGCACGCAGTGGGTCATCGCGACGAATACCGGCGGGGCGCCGATCTCCTACGCCCAACTGCCGACCGAGGTGGCGCAGGTGCCGATAGCGTTTCCGTTCAGCGGCAGGCCCGCGGCGAATGCCAGCGTGTATGTGCCGATGGCGATGGCGCTGACCGTGGCGAGCGGCCTGGCGGGCAGCGTCGGCTATGCGGTGACCAACCCGACTGTGGCGGCGACCTTCACGCTCACCCGCATTCGCTCGGGCGCCACGCTGGCGCTGGGCACCGTGCAGATCGGCACGGGTGGTACGGTGACGCTGGCGGGTGCCGGCGGCTCGCTGGCGATTGGCGACGTGCTGCAGCTCACCGCTCCGACCGCGCAGGACGCGACGCTCGCGGACGTGGGTCTGAGCATCATGACGCAGCGGGTGTAGCGCGATGGCCTGGACATTCGGTGACGGGTTCGACCTCTATGCAGCAACCGCTGATGCGGTGGCGGGTTACTGGGACAGTGGCAGCACGGGTTTTTTTACGCTTCAAGCGGGCCGCTTCGCTGGCGGCCAGGCATTACAGATTAGCAATCAAAACGGCACCATCGCCGTTACAAAAAGCAGCGGGGTTAACGACGCCGCGCATCATATCGTCGTTGCCTTCCGTCAGACCGCTGTGCTCAGCGGCACGACGCTCGGTATGTATCTCCAGTTCAGTGATGGCGCGACCAACCAGTGCTGCATCGTGTTCAGGTCGGACGGCGTGGTTCTGCTCACCTCAGCCACACCAGCCGGCTCGGTGCTCGCGACCTACACCGGAGCGGTAACGGCGGCGAACACCTGGTTCGCGTTCGAGTTCGAGGTGGTCATCTCACCCACAGCAGGGCGGTTCCGCGCGCGGAAGAACGGCAACGCCAGCGACGATTTCGATAGTGGCGCGACACTGAACACACGTCCAGGCGCCAATTCTTACGCGAACAAGCTTCAGGTGGGGATGCAAGCTGCTGTTGGCGCGCAGCAGATCGACGACCTGCTCTGGCGCAGCGACGCCGCCAGCGTGCCGTTCGTGGGCGACATCCGCTGCTACACCCGCATGCCCGCGAGCGATGTGAGTGTGCAGTTCAGCCGCAATACGGGCGCCACCAACTTCTCGGCCGTGGATGAGCCGCAGCAGAACGGCGTGACGGATTACGTGTTCAGCGCTACCGCAGGCCAGAGCGATCTCTACGGCATCGCCGCACTGGCTGCGACGCCGGTCAGCGTTGTCGCGGTGACCACGCGCGGCTTCATCCAGAAGAGCGACGCCGGCACCCGCAACGGCGCGGTGCAACTCAAGAGTGGCGCGACCACGGTGCAGAGCACCAGCACGGCGCTGAGCACGTCATGGCAGTGGTTATGGCGCACTGACGCGACGGACCCTGCGACCGGTAGCACGTGGACGCCGGTTGCGGTGAACAACGTTAACATCGGGCCGGTGGTGACCGCCTGATGCCAACAACGTGGAACCCCTCCGATCTTGCTAACTGCACACTGAGCGGCGGCAATCTTGTCGCGACCATGACGGGGGCCAACCCTGGCGTGCGTAGCCTGGATCGTGTGCTGACAACTGGTAAATACTACTGGGAATGTGCGTTTACTACGCTGACGAACGCTGCCACTGGCGTGTGTCTCGGCACGGCGACATTCGCTGGAATGGCATCGAGCGCACTGCTTGGTGTCGTGGCGTCGCAAGGCGGTATTGTGACGCTGAACGGCGTCAGCCAGGGCAACTTGCTGGGTGCGTTCACCGCAGGCGATGTGTGTTGCATCGCGCTTGATGTAGCCGGTAGTCAGGTCTGGTTCAGACGCACAGCGGCCGGAAACTGGAACGGTAATGCCAGCAACAATCCGGCAACGGGTGTTGGTGGGCTTAGTCTGCGTGGGTTCTGTGGTCCGGGTTACGATCTCTATGCGTTTGCCGGTAGTGGTTCAGGTGCAGCCATCACCGCAAATTTCGGTGCGACCGGTTACAGCGGCACGGTGCCGAGTGGTTTCGTCAATATCCCGACAGGCACAGCGGTAGTCACCAACGAGGCGGCGACTACCATCGCCGCAGAGCAGTGGGGCAGCGGCACGCCCGACATGTGGGCGACGCAGGCGGCTGTCGAGATGTGGGCCTCGGTGCAGGCGACCTCCGGCACCAGCATGGTTGCCACAATGGTCTCGCTGGAGATGTGGGCGCCGGTCGTCAGTGCGGTCACCGCACCGCCCCGCGTGTTCATACTGGCCTAGAGGACGCGCCGTGTTCGATTTCGCCAATTCACCAACCGTCGGCCAGGTCGTCAGCAACGGCGGCGTCTCGTACACCTGGGACGGCGCGAAATGGGCACCAACGGCCGCGGGCGCCACGGGCGTGTCGAGCTTCAACACCCGCACCGGCGCGGTGACGCTGAGCAGCGGCGACGTGACCGGCGCGCTGACTTACACGCCATACAACAGCACCAACCCCTCCGGCTACCAGACGGCGGCGCAGGTCGCGACGGCGGTGGCGCCATATGCCAACAACGACGGGCGCAACCTCATCCACAATGCGTTGTTCAACATCGCGCAGCGTGGCACGGGGCCGTTCAATAGTGGAGGTTACACGGCGGATCGCTGGAACCTGGCGCTGTCTGTGGACACGTCCAGCGTAAACATAGCCGCTCTGGGTAGCACCGCCATTACGCAGATCGGCGACGAGGCTGCGACAAATGCTCTAAGCACCACCGTCGCAGGCAATGCGGGAGCCAGTGCTTTCACCTTCGTTTCCCACAAGATCGAGGACGTGCGGCGCCTTGCCGGTAAGACGGTCACGGTGTCGTTCTGGGCTAACGCCGCTGGCGCGACAAAACTTGGCCTGAACATCTTGCAGGATTTCGGCTCTGGTGGCTCGCCATCGGGAGGCGTCTGGATGACGGCTGTTTCGTTTACGCTCACCGGAACATGGACGCGGTATAGCGCGACGTTCGCGTTACCGTCGATTGCCGGGAAGGTGCTCGGGACGAACAACAATCACCTGACGAACCTGGCGTTCTGGATGTCGTCGGGTTCCAGCAGCGCGGCCGTCGCAGGCAATCCTGGCGTCCAATCCGGCACCATCAACCTGTGGGGCGTCCAGCTAGAGATCGGCAGCGTTGCCACGCCGCTGGATTACGGCGGCTCGCCGCAGCAACAGCTCGCCGAATGCCAGAGGTTCTATCAGACTGGCAGCTTCACTTATGGCGCATATTCACAGGCAGGCTGGGGCGCGCAGGTCGGTATAATGTTGCCGGTTTGTATGCGGGCGTCGCCGACTATCGCAAGCAACTTCAGCTCCGCAGTGAATGTTACCGGCCAAGCCATAACTGCGGCGGGAGCAAGCGGAGTGACTGTTTACGGATCAACCACTGCAACCGGACAGGTCAACATGCAGGGCACTTTCGCCGCATCGGCGGACCTGTAAATGCAGCTCATCTTCGCGAATGCAGAGAACACAACGATCCAGGCGACGCTGGACGACAAGGAGACGCTCGGCAATCTCACCGGCCCCGGCGTGTTCTACGTGCCCACCGATCCGGCAAATGCCGAATACGCCGAGATCGTCGCGCAGGGTCTCAAGGTCGAGGCATACGTGCCGCCGCCGGAGCCAGTGCCCGAGGCCGTGGATCTGCCGCCGGTGATGCCGACCGACCCGACGCACGCCACGCCGAAAGCCTACGTGGACACCGAGATCGCCGCGCTCGCCGCCCGCATCGAGGCACTGGAAAGGCGCTAGCATGCAACAGTGCATCACCCTGCCGTATATGCGGACCTCGCCGATCCAGCTACCGCGGCGCGACCTCGTGCTGTCCGCCTCCGACAGCCTGGCACTCACCGTCACCGTCGTGGAGCGCGATCACCCGTCCGCGCAACTGCTCATCCTCAGCACCGCGGCAGGCGGCCCGTCGATGCAGCTCGTGCTGTGGGAAGACCTCGACCAGCCCAACCTCTGGTGCGACTACCAGCGCCCCGGATCGCGCTACGGCACCGTGCTGCATTCGTCGTCCGGCGTCGCCAGCGCCGCGCCAGGCAGTTGGGACTTCGCCTTGCCCACCGGCACCTTCTACGGCTTCCCGCCGCGCTGCGGCTGGTCGGTCCTGCTGCTGTGGGACGACGGCGCCAAGAGCGAGGTGCTGGGGCAGGGCATCATGCATCTGCTGCGGCCCTATGTGACCGGCCTGTCGCTCGTCCCGACGCCACCGACCGAGCCGCCGATCATCCCGCCGGGCTACACTTCGCTTGCCGGCCTTCTCACCGACGACAACCGGCCGATCTGGACCACAGACACTGACGAATGGTTGGAGACCTCCTGATGTCCGGCACTGAAATTCGCGTCGCCGATCTGGCTGATCTGGGCACCGTCGCGGACACGATGTCCGTGGTCGGCGATACCGGCACGATGACCGGGCGCATCACCGCGCTGTCGCTGAAATCCTACTGTGCCACGACAACGCTGCCCGAGGCGCCGTTCACCAACCAGCCCTATGGCCGGCAGAACGGTGCATGGACACTGGTGCTGCCGGAGGCGCCACAGAACTCCGTTGCCTACGGCCGGATGAACGCGACCTGGACGGCGGTGCTGCCGGAGGCGCCGCTGAGCGGCTCGACATATGGCCGGGCCGGTGGAGGCTGGACGCCCGTGCTGCCGATCACCGGCGGTTCGCTGAGTGGCGGACTTAACGTCAGTGGCAATATCGCGACCAGCACCGGCGTCTATGCCAACCAATACTCGCTGTCCTCATCGAATGGCTACGAGTGGCAGTTCTATATCCAAAGCGGCTCCGGCCACCACATCCAGCAGCACCGTGCTGGCTGGTATGATTATTGGGACTCGAGCAGCGGCACACGCTCCTGGGTCGGTCCAAGCGGCACGCAGATGACGCTCGATGGGGCGGGCAATCTCGTGGTGACCGGCAACATCAGCGCCCCATATGTCACGTCGAACGGCAGCATCAATGCGACGGGGGCGGCAACAGCCGCGCAGTTCTGGATCAACGGCACGTCGAACACGTTCGGTTTCACACCCGGCGCCGGCGGTCGCATCTTCCAGTTCTCGCCGGCCTTTTATCTTGAGTTCGTGACCGCGAATGCGACGCTGCAGTGGAATGTCAGCAACGGCCCGCTGTGGGTGATGCGGGCGGCCGACGATTTCTGCTTCAACCCGCAAAGCTCGGTTGGCGGCAATGGCTCCTATCTCAACATCAGCGACCGGCGTGCAAAACAGAACATCGCACCGACCACCAAGGGCCTTGCCGAAGTGCTGCAGTTGCAGCCGGTGAGCTTCACCCGCACCGACCCCACCACGGGCCACGCCGAGGAAATCGGCCTGATCGCCCAGGACGTGCAGCCCATCGTGCCGGAGGCCGTGTGGCAGGCCGGCATTCCGCTGCGCGACGGCACCGGCGGGCTGGACTCGGGCGACCCTACGCTCGCGCTGTCGCACGACACCATCGGCGCGCTCAGCGTCAACGCGATCAAGGAACTCAACGCACTGATTGCCGCGCTCACCGACCGCGTGGCGGCGCTCGAGGCGCCCTGATGTCCGACGCGCCGACCAGACCAGGCATGCGGCGGATTCCGTTTCCGCTGGAAAGCTACGCACACCCCTCACTGCCGCTCAGTGCGAAACGGCTGATAAACCTCATGGCCGAGAAACAGCCGGAGGATGCGCGCACGGCAGCCGCTTTGGTGTCCACGCCGGCGCTGGTTGCGTGGTCAACGACCGGCGGCGTCAGCCCAATCGGCAGCGGTCCTATCCGGGCGATGAACGACGACGGCCCCGGCCGTATCTACATCGTGTCCGGCTCGCACTGCTATCGGTTGTCCTTCCCGATCAGCGGCGGCGTCACCGTCGAGGATCTCGGCGACATCGGCATCGCCGACAGCGGCACCGGCTCGTGGAACACGTTCATTACCATCGCCGCCAGCCCGATCAACGCCGTGGTCTGCGTGCCGCCCAAAGCCTACGCCTGCGGCCACAATGTCGGCGATCCGCTTACCGAGATCGTTGACCCGGACTTCCCGGGCGCCACCTCGGTTGCCTACGTGGACGGCTATTTCGCGTTCTCGGCGCCGGGCAACACCGCGATGTGGTTCATCTCGCGGCTTAACGACCCGGCGAACTTCGATGCACTGGACTTCGCCTATTCCGATGCGACGCCCAACGTGGTGCGGCGCGTCATCAATCATCGCGGCGAGCTGTGGACCATCGGCGAGGGCGGGTTCCAAATCTGGTACAATGCCGGCAAGTCCGGCCTGACCGGCGAAGGGGCCATGTCGTTCTTTCCCTTCCGCCACAAGACGGGAGGCGTGGTGCCGATTGGCTCGTCGTCGCCGATGTCGGTCTGTCGCGCGGACAACTCGATGTGGTGGCTCGGCACCGACGGGCTGGTGTATCGCTCAAACGGCTACAATCCGGTGCGGGTCAGCACGCATGCCATCGAGTCGATCATCGGCACCAGCACGGTCGGCCTGTATGCGCTGACGCATCCGTATCGCGGCCACTGGTTCTACTGCCTGACCACGGCGAGCAACCGGACGCTGGTGTTCGATGCGGGCACCGGCACATGGCACGAGCGCAGCACCAGCACAGACGGCACCGGGCCGTGGCAGGCGGCGAGCGCGGCAGTGGACAATAACTCCATCCACCTGCTCGGCGACCGCAGCACAGGTGCGATCTACACGCTGGACATGGCGTCGGCCGATGCCGGCGTCACCACGATCCGCCAGGCCACGCTGCCGCCACTCTGGGCCGGCACCTACCGCGCGTTCTGCGCACGGCTCGAGGTCGAGATGGAAACCGGCGGCACGGCACCCGGCTCGGTGCTGCTCGACTGGTCGGACGACGGCGCGCACACCTGGACGCCGACGCGCAGCATGTCGTCAGGCGCCTCCGGCGAGTATCGGCGGCGTGTCTATACGACCCGGCTCGGCTCGTTCAGGCAGCGCACGTTCAGGGTCACCAGCCACGGGCTGACGCGGCTCTATGCAGTGGACGCCGAAGTGGTGGGCGGCAGTGCCTGATCCGCCGCTTAAGCGTCTGGACCCGCCGTTCTTCGAGCCGCCGATTGTCGATGTGGCGACCGGCCAGCAGCATTCGCACGCCTGGACGGATTACCACCAGCAGATCGCCGACCACATCAACACCATCGTCTCCGGCTCCGGCGTGACGGACGGCAGCGATGCCGGCGAGGGCCAGATCGGCGAGGTGCTGACGGCGAGCGGCAGCGGCGTGGCGCTGTCGAGCGGTGGTGTGGCGACGGTGGCGACGCTGACACTGACGCCCGGCGACTGGGACGTGACGGGCGGCGTGACGTTCAACATCAGCGGCGCGGCGTCGTCGCACTATGCCGTGGGCATCGACGGCGTGTTCGGCACCGAGATCATCGCGACGATCCCGACCGGCAGCGGCGTGTGGCGGCTGCAGGCCGGCACGGTGCGGCGCAATGTGACGGCGAGCACGGCGGTCGCGCTGTCGGCGGCGGCCTTCTTCTCGTCTGGCGCGGTGTCGGCGGACGGGACGCTGCGAGCGAGGCGGATGCGCTAGATGAGGCACTTTGTCAGGATCGCCGCGGGGATCGAGACGCTGCCGGTGGCACTCGATCTCTACCGCCAGCCAGAGCTGTGGAACCAGCACACTGCGCGCACTGGCGGCGTGGGCGCGTTCGTAGGCACCGACGACATCTGGGTAAGGTTCCGCGATCCCGCTGAACTGGTGTCGCGCGAAAGCTTTGCAGAGCCGCATGTGCCGGTGTTTTATCCAGCCTGGCATGCGCTGCCGCATCTCAGGCCCATCGTGTTCGGTCTGATGTCACGCGTCGAGGCGGTGCAACTCGGTGGGATACTGATTACGCGGGTTCCGTCCGGCCAGCAGGTCGCGCCGCACGACGACAAAGGCCGGTGGCATTCCGAGTTCTTCCAGACCAAAGCTTACATCCCGCTGGCCACGAATGCACAGTGCGTCAACACCTGCGGCGACGAGCGGGTGGTTATGAACATCGGTGATGCCTGGCTGTTCGATAACCTGCAGACACACTCGACCGTCAATGACGGCGAGACAGACCGCGTGACACTTATCGTCTCGATGAGGTGCGAATGAAGCGCGCAGAGCACCAGCCCGAGCAGGTTGATATCGCGATCTATGCGGGCGTATTCGTGAAAACATGGAGCGTGCGCGATGCCGGCACATGGCTGCCGCAGCACGCACACGAGCATCCGCACCTGACGCTCGTGATGCGTGGCACGGTGCGGGCCTGGCGCGGCGAGGAGATGCTGGGCGACTACCGGGCGCCCGGCGTGGTGCAGATCCCGGCCAACACGCCGCACAATTTCCTGACGCTGACGCCGGATGTGGCGCTGGCGTGTATCCACAACGCCGATCACATCGAGGGCGCGGAGCCTGCGGTATCGCAGCAAGCCGGCCTGGAACTGGAGGACTAGGCCATGCCTTTCGCGGTCGCAGGTGCTGCTATCGGAGCCGCTGGCGCCATCGGCGGTGGCATCATGCAGAGCCAGGCCGCCGCCGCAGGGCAGAAGCAGGCGCAGAGGCAGTTCGAGCAGCAGCGTGCGGACATGCAGCCGTATCGCGAGGCCGGGCTGCCGTCGCTCGATGCCACGCAGTCGCTGCTCGGTCTGCAAGGCCCGGACGCGGCGGCTGCGGCGATGGCCAATTTCACGCAGTCGCCCGGCTACCAGTTCCAGCTGGACCAGGGCCTGCGGGCGGTGGATGCCGGGGCGGCAGAACAGGGGTTGCTACGAAGCGGTGCGACGCTCAAAGCGGAGCAGGCGTTCGGCAGCGGCCTGGCGGCGAGTGAGTTCGGCAACTACTACAACCGGCTGTTTGAACTATCGAAGCTAGGGGAGTCTGCGGCGGCGGGTGGTGTCTATAACTCGAATGCGGCGGCGAGTACGGCAATCGGCGGCGCCAACGCACAGAGCAGCATCTATGGCAACACGGCGTCCAGCCTTGGCAACATCGCCAATTCCCTGCTGAGCAACAAGGACTTTCAGGGGTGGCTCAGTGGCAGTGGCGGCGGCAGTTCGGTCTATTCCAGCACGCCGAACCTGATCTGGAACCCGAATAATCCGGTCGGCACAAGTACGCTGGGCGGCGGGACCGCCAATCAGGGCTGGTTCGGCAACAACTTCGGATGATGCTGACATGAGCGGCACACAGGTAAGCTCCGGGCCAGACCCGAACATCCTCTACAAGGCGCTGTCCGGCGTCGGGGTGCGTGAGCAGACGGCGATGGACGACACGCACGCCAACGCACTGCTCACGCAGGCGCACCAGCAGCAGCAGAACCAGGCGACCGACTTAGAGATGGTCTCGCGGGCTTCGGCGTATCTCAACCAGTTCGATGAGGCGAAGCAGGCAGAGCTTTGGCCCGGCGTGATCTCGCAGTTGCAGCAGTACAATTTTGCGATGAAAGCGAACCCGTCGGTCTTTCCCGGTGCGGCGCGCATTGCGCAGCTCGCGGCGGCGAGCACGCCGTCGAAGGAGCTGATGGAGATCGGCGAGGGACGCGCCTGGATGAATGCTCAGCGTGGCGTTCCTCCTGTCGCGGCGTCTGGCGCAGCACCGGGTGCAGCGGCGCCAGCGACAGCGGCTATTCCGGCGCGTGGCACGGGCGGACCTGGGGGTGGAGCTGTTTTGCCGACCGAGTGGTTGCCGCATTTCTACGAGGCGTCGCGCGAGACTGGCATTCCCGTCGAGCTGCTGATCGCCCAGGCACGGCAGGAGAGTTCGTTCGATCCGAACGCACGCGGCAAGGCGGGCGAGATCGGGCTGTTCCAAATCATGCCAAGTACGGCCCGCGCTCCTTCCGGCATGACCGGCGTGGACCCGGCGACGCTCACCGGGCCGGAGAATGTGCGTAACAATATCCTGTTCGGTGCGCGCTATCTCGCGGCCATGGCTGGAAAGGGCGTCGATTGGAATAATCCGGCGGTGCAGGCGGCGGCGCTCAGACGTTACAACGCTGGCGGCGATCCGGAATATGTCGCCCACGTCAACCAGTACCGCCCAAGCATGTCGCCGACCGACCCGGCGCGGGCTGTGACGACGTACGCCACGACAGCGCCGCCACCAGCGCCTGCCGGTGGGGTGGCGGCGCGCACGGGCGGCACCGACGTAGCCGGCCCACCAGGCACCGTGCCGGCCGCTCCAGCGGCTCCTGTGGCGCCTGTGGCTGGCACTGGTGCTCCGGCTGTCCCAGCGGCGCCAGCGGCCACCACAGCGGCCGTACCGGGTGCTACGCCGGCACCGCCAGCGGCTCCGGCGGCGGCACCTGCTGCGACCGCCCCACCCGCCGCGGCGCCACCGTTCACGCCACCGAAGCCGGTTCTCGCCTCTGGACTGACGGCCGACCAGCAGCGGTCGATGGATGCGCTGCTGCCCTCGGCGGCGCGGACCCGCGAGGGGCGGGCGAACTGGACGGCGAAGGTGGAGCAGCTCAAGCAGCAGAACGTCAACGAGCAGCAGGAATACGAAACGAAGGTCAACACCTGGCAGAACCAGCAACAGACGGCGGCGCGTGCGGAGCAAACGGCCGCACAGACGCTCGCCAATCAGGCGGCGCATCTGGACTTGGCGCGGAGAGCTGACCAGCGGGCACAGAAAGAAGCGGACGATAAAGCCAGGGAGAGAGGCGAAACCCTGGTCCCAGGTCAGGGCATCGAGGCGGTACATGAGAACACGCTGCAGAAATATGCTGCGAAAGTGGCGCGTGGTGAGCAACTCACCGAGGACGAGCAGCGCCTTTACGATGGCGCCTATTACGCGATGCAGCAGAGTGGCGGCCAGACCGGCACAATGACCGACCCAAACAACCCTGGGCAGCAAATCCCATTCCAGACCACCCGCCGCTTGCCGCCGAACTTGCCGGAGCCGAAGGGTGGCGCGCTGCCGCCAGTGATTTCGCAGCCAGGGGCGCCGAAGAAAGACCAGATGACGGAAGGCCAAGGACAGGCAGCGGCCTTCGCCGACCGGATGGTGGTGGCTAATCCCATCATGGAGCAACTCGATGAGAAGGCGCTGAGCTGGGGCGAAAAAGTGCGTGAGCGGGTAGGTAGCTTCGCCGGCTACAGCATCAACTCGCCCGACTATCAGAAGTTGCGAGTGGCGCAGGAGGCATTCCTGGCCGGCATACTGCGCAAGGAAAGCGGCGCGGCGGTCTCGCCAAGCGAGTGGGACCGCTATGCAAAGCTGTACTTCCCGATGCCGGGTGATGATGCCTCGACAGTCCGTTTGAAGCGGCAGTTTCGCCAGACCGCAATGGAGGGTATGCAGCGAGAAGCTGGCCCGACCTATAAGCCGCCGGCTGCACCCACAGAGTCAGCCGCGGGCAAGCCACTATCCAATACGACGATCAGGGTTGATGCGAATGGTAAGATCATTCCATGACCGTTGATGTGAAGCTGCCGGACGGCAGGACGGTGCAATTTCCTGACGGGGTAACGCCTGACGTCATCGAACGGACAACGCAGCATCTGATGGGCACCGATGCGGAAAGCCAGCCGTCAGTGGTTGGCTCTGCGCTGCGCGGTGTGGTGAAGGGCGCGACATTCGGCTTCGGCGATGAACTGCGCGCCGGCACGGACGCACTGGTGCAGGGCGTCGGTAATCTGTTTCGTGGAGGGCCAACGATCAAAGATGTCGTGGCTCGTGAAACTGGAGCCGGTGGTGGGCGCATGACGATGGGCCAGGCTTATGACGCTAGTCTGGCAGCTTCGCGCGAGCAGGACCGGCGAGATGTGGAAGTCAACCCGGTGTCAACTGTCGCCGGACAGGTGGCTGGCGGCGTCGGATCGACGGTGCTGGCGCCCTACACTGGTGCGGCGCGTGTGGTGGCACCCATAGCCCGCGCGGCTGCGCCCTATGTCAGTCCGTTGCTGGCTATGATGCCCGCTTGGCTACGCACGGCAGGGGGCGTGGCCGGCACCGGAGCGGCGCTTGGCGGTGTGGCGGGTGTCGGCGAAGGCGAGGGCGGCCTGGGGCCGCGGCTGGAAAGCGGGGCGATAGGCGCGGGAACGGGGGCTGTCGTGGCGCCGGTCATCCATGCCGTTACCAGCGCCGTCCCGGCGGTGGCCGGTCGCGTGACGCACGCTCTCGGATTGCGCAATCCGGAGACAGCGGCCGACCGGCAGATTGTGAGGGCGCTCGACCGTGGCGGTGTGACTGTGGATGAGGCATCGACGCGGCTGACTGCGGCAGGTGACCAGCCGGTGGCGCTGGTCGATGTCGGCGGGCGCAATGTCGTTAACCTTGGGGCTACTGCTGCAAATACTCCCGGGAAGTCACTCGATGCGGCTGACGCCCTTGTTGAAAGCCGCAGGATCGGACGACCTGACAGGCTGACAACGGCAAGCGATGATGCTTTCGGTGGCGGTAGTGGCACAGATTTGCCGGAGACCCGCGCTGATCTGAGGAAGCAGCGCTCAGAGGCGGGCGAGCTTTACGATAGGGCGTTCAGAATACAGCCGACTGCTGATGAGTTCAGCCAGGTCGCGCCGTGGGTTAATGACCGTATCGGCCAGGATGCCATGCAGCGCGGTTTGCGCGTGATTGAGCTTGAGCATCTGGCAGAAGGGAAAGCCTTCAAGCCCCAGGACTATGGCGTGACGCGTGGCGAGGGCGGCAAGTTCGTGCCAGTCGAGGGCGAGACGCCCAACATGCGGCTGCTGGATGCTGTGAAGCGTGGCTATGACGAGATTGTCGAAGGCTTCCGCGACCCGACATCCGGCAGGTTGAACCTGGATCAGGGGTACGGGAGGGCGGTTGATGCGAACCGCCGCGCGTATCGCGACACACTTGCCGGCATGTATCACCCGTATCGCCGTGCTCTGGAGACATGGGCAGGACCATCGGCACAACTCGATGCCATAAAAGCCGGCGAAACAGCATTTCGCCAGAATCGCGATGTAGTCGCTGATCGGATGACACGTTCCGCCGATGAGCGGGCGGCTTATAGGCTCGGTGCAGGTCGCGACTTTTCCGGTCGAGTGAGCGATCCCGCGAGCGCAAGCGGCGTTGCTCGTAAGATGCTGGAAGACAGCACGATGCAGGCACGCCTTCGCAGCATGCTCGACGCGCAGCAACTGGAGGATCTCAATGCTGTGCTGCGACGTGAGACGGAGATGACAGCCGTTGAGCGGGCGATCAGCCCACGCGCCGGATCACAAACCGCACGACTTATGGCTGGTGGCGATGACATGGGGCGCGACGTGGCGGGTCCTGTCATCACGGGTATCAGGCAAGCTGTCAGTGGCCATCCGCTCCAAGGCGCGGGAACGGTGGCTAACGATTGGCTGGTGCGTCGGCTTGGGCAGGGCATCAATCCGGCAACCGCTGATGCGCTCGCCAACCGCCTTTTCGTGACGGACCCGACTGGGCGTCAGCGTGTGACTGATGCACTGCGCAACCGGCTGTTACAGGACGCACTGAGAGCGGAGCAGGTCAGGGCGTTGACGGTTCCCGTCATCCGGTCGCTGGGAGCGACGGCTGGTGGCAGAGCCGGCGGACCTTAGAACGCCAGGATTAAGGCGGCTACTATCCAAAGACCCTTCAGCAGCAGGAATGCCGGAAACGCCAGCATGAGCGCGATGAGGAATGCGCCAGGAGCGTCGATCATCTTCGTGTCCTGATGTGGTGGTAACGCCGGCCGGAGCCGGCGCCCTCATGTCAGTTGCAGTTGGTGTAGACGGTGCTGCCGATGGTGTAGCTGTGACAGCGCGTCATCTGCCCGTTCGGGCTGGTGAAATCGGTGTACTGATCACGCCCGATCTGGTAGCCATAACCGGTCGTGCCATCACTGCCGTTGTAATACGTGCCAGAGCCGATCTGATACTGTTGCCAAGTCTGCGCCAAGGCTGGCGTTGCCGCGGCAATGGCGAGAGCGGCGATAATTGCTAGTCGTGTCATAGTCGGTAAGTCCTCTGAATGTGCGGCGCGTGTGTCATCCAAAGCGCTGCGCCGCTGATGCGCTCTAGTGGTCACCCTCGATCTTGCTGACGCGCTCCTCGACTGCGGCGATCCGTCGCAGCAGCGGGTCCTCGACCGCCTTCAGCACCGCGGCAGGCAATCCCATTACCAAGGCGCGGGTGCTGTCCATGCGGGTGTCGAGGTCACGCAGCTTGGCCAGCAGGATCTCGTGATTGTCATTGATGCGTCTCATCAGTTCGGCCACAGCCACGACGAGCAGCTTGCTGGGATCGTTGTCGCTCACCGCGCCGTCTCCTTGGCCTTCGCTGGCTTGGCGAGTGCGGCCTGCAGCAGGCGGGTGACGAGCGTCGAGAGCGACTGCCCGCGCTCCTCGGCGAGCTGCCGCAGCCGGTCGTCCAGGTCGTCTGGGATATATACCCTAATGAGACGGCTCAATTGATGCCTCCGACATGGGTGCCGTTGAAGCCGGCTAGCTCGGCATACTCAGCACGAGCGGCTGTGGCGGCTGCCTTGTCGCCTGCGGCATAGGCGGCGGCGGCACGATCAGCTGCATCTGCGGCGGCCAACGCACGGCTGGTGACGTGATCCATGCGGCCGGGCGCGCTCTGCTCCATCCGGTCTGCAAACGCGCGGATCTGTTCTGCCAGGGTGGTGAAACGGGTCACGCGCTGTGTGGTGATTTCGTCGCTCATCGTCATCTCCTTGTCTGGGCACCGTTATGCCCTAATGAGCACAGAATGTCTACACAATAATGCAGGGGAAACCGCATGGCCGAGCCACCGACATACCCGCACATCATCGTATTCGAGGACGCCGGGACGCAGCGGCTGTTCGTGCCGGCCGAGACGGAGCCGGAGCCGCCTGATCCACCCGATCCGCCGGACCCGGAGGAGCCGCCGCCGGACGACGGCGAGGCGCGCGCCACCATCACCATCGGTGGCATCGACTGCGTATTCCGCGCATCGGAGGGCACGACGCTCGCCCCCTACGCTGACCCGGACGGCGCCTTCGTGATGGACAACGTCGTCTGCACGCACCCCGACCTGCCGCACACACTGGCGTTCTACCGCCCGGACAGGGCCGGCGGCCGCGAAGAGTGGGTGTTCGAGCACGGGGTGCCGCGCGCCACGGCACAGGACGACAACCTGCCGGCCTACACGTGCACCATCACCCGTCGCGACGGCACCACCGCCACCGTAGAGGCCACCAGCGGACACTACTGGTTCGGCCGCTGGCGCTGGCAGTCGGCGCCACGCCCGGTGCGTCGCACCTACGCACAGCTCGTGGCGCAGAACCTGATCCCGCCGCTCGACACGACCGGGCTGGCGAAAGGCCCCATCCTGTCGGTGAGCGCCTACAAGCCCATGGCGACGTGTGGCATGCCCGGGAATCAAGGCCAAACCGGCGGCTATCCCGGTCTCGGTTTGATAACTGGATGGCAAGCGCAGTACCTGGTGCGCAACGCCCCGGAAACCGCGTGGCGCGATCAGGCTGAGGCGATCAACAGCTACCCCACCATCGTGCGCGATCCCGACACGCTGGCACCCTGCCCCGGCGATATCGTGGACGACTTTCCCGGCGCGAATATGTATTCGTCCAGTGAGGGCACGCCGTACATCGCCAAAGGCCCCAGTCCGCTGCGGACGGACCAGGGCCACCTGCCCTCGGCGGTGTATATACCCTTTCTGCTGACCGGCGACCCCTACTATCTGGAGGCGATGCAGTTCACCACGAATTACCAGCAGCTCAGCCTGCCGTCCGATTCGCGTTGTATGGTGATGGGTAGATACTGGGCCTGGCCGACGCGCGCGATTGCCGAATGCGTCGTCGCAACGCCCGCCGTGGTGCCGTCGTGGCTGCTGCCACGCAGCTACTGGGAGCATTGGCTGGAGGTGAACCGGGGCCACGTCGAGACGCGCATGGCGAACGCGTCCGACCCGTATTACTACGTCTTCCATACGATCTACGAGAGCGGCCAGTCGTCGGAATTGGACCCCAACCGGTCGGGCGATCATGTCTGGCAGCAGGCTTTTGTGGACCTGACCGCGGCGTGGATCGCATCCTGGCGGCCGGAGTGGGTCGAGCCGGCAGAGTGGCTCATGCACTCCAGCATCGACCGCGCCTCGGCGACCAGCGGCTGGTGTCGGTCCCGTTGCTCGCCCTATCACATCCGCATGCAGAACGCCTCGGTGCTGGCGACGGCGATGACCAAAACAAGCTGCGAGCTGACCATCAAATACACGCAGCAATTCATACCCGGCATGAGCGTGACGATTGACAGCGAGACGCTCACGCTCGGCGACAGCGCGGACGGACTGACGTGGGAGATCGCGTCGCGGCCCACGCCCGCCGACCACGCCGTCAACAAGCCGGTCTATGGCGCCAAATGCCTGAGCTGGCGCGAGGCGACGGATCTCAACGTCATGACATACGGTTGGGATGTCGCGGCGGACGGCGACCAACTGCCGGCCAATACGACCGACCTGACGTATCCAAGTTATCAGCGCGCGGCGCTCGCCCAGGCGCTGCACAGCGGGCTGGAGGTGCCTGGCCTGGCCGACGCCTATGCGTGGCTCGACGGCGAGGTGCGGCGGCTGGTGAGCACCAAGAACCTGCCGGTCGGCGACAACTGGGCCGTGGTGCCCGGCACCACAACGCGCCGGCGGCATCACCGGCGGTCAGACCGGACGGATTTGCAGCGGAACGCCAAATTGCAGGACATCATTGACGCCATCCGCGGCGAAGACTGATGTGGCCGGGCGGCCGTCACACGAATGGATGCTGCGCGCGTGTTTCGCGCTGTTCGGCGCCATCGTGCTGCTGCAGGCGCTGTGGGTCAGCATCGCGGCTATCGGGTGCGTCGTGCTGATCTTCCGCGGTAGCGTTGTGGTCGGGGAATGCGCCGATGTCTCGTCCCGCGCGCGCGAGGTGTTCGCTGAGATGCTGGCCGGTATCCTGGCGCTACTGCTGGCGGGAAGGCCGCCGCCGGGTGAGGAAAAATAAGGGCCGGGTTTGGTTACACATCGGGGGGATGCGCCCCGGCCCAAGTTGCTTGTCTTCCGCCGCGCAGCTTATGCCGGCACCGTTTCCGGGTCCAGCGCGCTCTCGTCCTCGTCCTCATTCGGGAACCGGGCATAGTTCTCGGCCAGCAGCGAGGCGATCTCCGCCTTGACCCACTCCGGCCCGGTGGCAACCGCCTCGCTGACGGTGCTGCGCCCGCCGATCTCCACCACCTCGCTGCGATGGTACACGGCGCCCAGCGCCTCCCGCAGCTTGTCGAGCCAGACGCGCCACTGTTCGTCCGTACGCTCGCGCTTGGCGGCCCTGGCCTTTGCCGCAACGGCGGCAGCTTCCGCCGCTTCCCAGCGATCCGCGTCCTCGCCTTCGGCGCTGCGCCACGGCTTCTCGGTGACACGCGGCGCACGCGGCATCGGCGCAGCGGCAGCACGCAGCGGCACCTCGTCGTTGATCGCCTGGCGCTCAGGCGATGCCTCCAGCGTCGGGCCGTTGTGCTCGTCCTTGGCCGGGATGTCGGCCTGCTCCTCCGGCACGTACATGCCTGACGTGGCCAGCGGCCAGAGCGTGCGGACGCCCTCCGACACCACACGGCTGCGCAGCATCTGGCGCGGGAATTTGGCGTACATGTCTTTCTTGCCAAACGCCGTCTGCGCCCGCTTCATGTCCCAGTCGATCCGCACTTCGCCGGTCTGCGGGTGTGTGAATGTCGCATCAGCGAGTTCGTCGGTCAGGCTGTGCCATTTCACCGTGCCGCCGGCCTTGATGAAATCGCGCAGCATCGCCTCCGCTTTCTTGGCCGGGCGGTTGTTGATGATGTCGTAATCGCGCGCGGCCTCGACGGCGTGCCGGCCCTCGGCCTGGGCAATGGCCATCAGCACCAGGGCCTGCTCAGGCGTGCGGATACCGAACAGCCCGCTCTTGGCGATGGCGACGGCGAGCGTCTGCATATCCTGCAGCGGCATCGCGGTGGGCACGAGTGCGTTCATTGTGAGGCGCTTTCTGTGGCTTTGCGGAACTGCCGCGCTGGCACGACCTCACCGTCCTCGGTGATGCCCGACAGCACGACGCTGGTGATCTCGGTCGGGAAGGTGTACTGCTCGGCGATGTCCGGGTGGTTGGCGCGCAGCTCCTTCCAGTCGGTGCGCTCCTGCTGCACCGTCTTCACCTCGGCGATCCAGGAGGCGCCGGTGCGTGTGTCGGGGTCCGAGAGCAGGATGCCGCGGATCGCCGCCTCGCGTTCCTCCAGCCGTTTGATGTCGGCGCGGATCTGCGCCAACTCATCTGGCAGCGGGAGGTTGGGCCGGTCGCTCACGCCGCGCCCTCCAGCTCGGGCTGTGGCGCCGGCTCAGGCGCCTCTGGGGGCGTCTCCACGAGCCGTGGCGCCCGCTGGCGGCGCACCCGTGGCTTGCCGGTCAGCGCCGCCACAACCTCGCGGGTGGCCTCCAGGCGGGTCTGCAGGATCGTCATCTCGATCTCCAGCGCCCGCTCGTCGGCCCTGGCGCGTTCCAGCAGGGCGGCGGCGTTGGTGAGCAGATCGGCGTTTTCCATCACGCGTCCTCCCTCAGATCCACACTGTCGTATGGCTCGGTGGCCTCGTCGCAGCAGGGGCAGAAGCTCGCGCAATCGAAGGCGCCGTATTCGTCCCACTCCGTCTCGCACGGATCGCAAAAATAGTGGTTGTGCCAGGCGGAATTGGTTGCATCCGCAGCATTATCGGTAACCAAATGACTATTTGGTGCGGCTGCATTTCCCGCATCGGGAAGCACGCGGCCACTTTCCGCGTAGCACGATTGTGGCAGACGGATTACCGTCGCGGCGGGCGCGACTATCCCGCCACCTGAGCGTTCCGCTACCGAACGCCCTCGCCGGTCCCGTCGATAATCAGCAAGGGGAACACTATGTCGCACGTCATGACCTCCAGATCCGGAGGCATTATAGCAGCTAATTTGTCATGTGCGACAGAAAAGTTGTCTGATGGGGAATGTTGTTACGTCAGGCGGCGCGTGCCTCCGATCTCCGCGCGCCCTTCGCCTGTGCCTTCTTCCGCTCCGATTCGTCCTCCGGTCCGACCTCCGGCAATTCCAGTTTCTGCCTGAATGCCTCTACAAAAATCGCCAGTTCGCGGGCTAGCTGCCCCGGCACCAGCCGGTCATTGTTGAAGTACACCCACTCCAGGGTGATGCCGGGTAAAAGCTTCTGGAGTGCGTAGACCGTCTCGTAGCGGGGCAGCACGTAGCCGTTGACTGAGTTGGACAGGCGCTCGCGTCGCATGCCCAGTTCCGCCGCCGCGTTCTCTACTGACAAGCCTAGCTTTCGCAGGATCGCGCGCATGCGCAATCCAACCTCTTTTGGGTTGGGCTTTTCCATCATGTTTGTCACCACCGATTACCAGCACCGCTTCGCCACGCGGCCTCCGAGTATTGCACGCCGACAGATTATCTGTCGCCGCCCGTCTTGGCCATCATCTTGCCGGCAAATCTCTTGTCGGGCTAGTATGTCACGACAATGACGACGGCCAAGCTGTTCCGGCTGTTTGGGGGACGGGAGATCGTGATGGCTGTGACGGGGGCCACCCGGCAGGCAGCGAACCACTGGATGCACAACGGGGTGCCTTACCGGCACTGGCCGGCGATCCGCGCTGCGGCGGCTGACGCTGGCATTCCGGGCATTACTGACGCGGTGCTGGCCTCCACGCGGCCGCGGTCACGCCGGAAGGCCCCTGAATGAGCGTCCACAACCCGGGCCGGCAGCCGCATGCGTGGGGCGAGGCCGCCACGGCGCAGTTGCGCCAGCGGTGGTCGGACGGCGCGGTGACCGCGCTGATCGGCGCCGAGCTGGGCGTCAGCAAATCGGCGGTGGTCGGCAAGGCGCGCCGGCTGGGCCTGGCGCCGCGGCCCTCGCCGATCCACGCCGCCGGCCAGCCTCCGGTGGTGCGCCCCCGCAAGCGCCCGACGTTGCCGGCCCTGGCCGCACCCGCGCCAGAACCACCACAAGAGCCGGCGCCGCCGCCTGTGGTGGTTGCGCCGCCACCGCCGCCCGAGCCTGTGGCGCCACGAGGCTGCCAGTATCCGCGCGGGTCCAAGCCGCACTGGAACTGGTGCAACGCGGCGGTCGTCGGCAGCGGGCCGTACTGCCGCGAGCATCGGGCGGTCTGTTACCTGCGGCCCGGCACCCGCGCCTGGATGCAGGAACGCGCTGAGGAGGCGGCATGAACAGCGACCGGCCCATGCGGGTGAGCGGCAGCATCGGCAACGGCGTGCTGGCGGAATCGCGGACGCTGGACTGTCCGATCTGTGGGCGCGAGATGGGCATTCCGGGCCATCGGCCGCAGCAGCCCTGGACGCCGCAGCAGGTGGCGATGATCCGCAAGATGTGGGCTATCGGGCTGCAGCATAAGCAGATTGCGTGGCTGTTCGGCCCGCGGGTGACGGCGCGGGCGATTGGTTCGCTGCTGCGCTCGGGTGTGGCGTCATGACCGTGATCGACCGCACCGCCATCCTGCGGCGTCAGGCGCGACGTGAGGCGGCGGTCGTGCTGGCTGCCGCGGGCTGGGATCTGGATCGCATCGCGCTGGCGTTCGGTATCGCGCTGGGCCGTGCGCAGGAGCTGCTGCCGGCAAAGGATCAGCCGGAGAAAGCCGCATGAGTTACCGCCTCACCGCGCCGGTTGAGCCTGAGCACGGCATCCAGCGCCGGATCGCCGGCGTGCTGCGCATCGAGATCGGTGCTGAGGCCAAGATCAGCGAGCACGGCGTGACCTGGTTCTGCATCGACCACGCGAACCACCACGGCGAGGTGCCAGGCATCCGGGTCGGCCGCGGCATTCCGCCGGGCATATTCGACATGTTGGTGCTGTATCAAGGTAGGGCGTTCTGGATCGAGCTGAAGAGCCGCAACGGCACGGTGTCCGATCCGCAGCGGTCGATGGCGGCGACGCTGTTGCTGTCGGGCTGCCGCATCGGCATCGCGCGCGATGAGGACGAGGTGCTGAACTGCCTCGATGAATGGCAGATCCCGCGCAAGCGCCGGGTCAGGAAGGCTGCGGCATGAGCGACGACGAGCCTGCTTACACCGGCCGTCTGCTGCCGGCCGGCAACGATAAGGTCGAACTGTGGCTCACCGACAGGCTCGGCGTGGTGATCCGCGTGGTCGGACACCGGGACCGTGCGGGCGGTGGCTATCTGCTGAAGAGCACAGCGGTCGAGACGCCCGGCTATCTGCGTCTGCCGCTGGTGGATGAGGAGGCGTGATGGATTGGCTCGACCTCAATGCTCTGACCCTCGACGTGGAACTACAGCCGCGTGCGGCAATCGACCGCAGCGTATTGGAAAACTATGTGCAGTTGCTGGTTGATGGCGTGCGGTTCCCGCCAGTGGTGGTGTTCCGTGAAGACAACGTGCTGTGGCTGGCTGACGGCTTCCATCGCTGGCACGCGCACAAGGTCATCGACGCCGACACCATCAATGCGACGATCCATGACGGGACGCGGCGCGATGCACTGCTGTATTCGTTGTCGGCCAATGCGAAGCACGGCCTGCAGCGTGGGGCGACTGATTATACGCGGGCGTATGAGATCGCGTGCCGCAATGGGCTGGTAGACCCCGCGGATAGCGAGGCCGTGGCGGCATTGCTTCAATGCTCCGGCTCGTGGGCGGAGAAACTGACGGCTGAAGTGCGCAGGGCAGCGAAGGTCAAGCGCGACGCTGAGATCATCCAGCTCAAAAGCGAGGGGAAGAGCAACCGAGAGGTGTCGCGTGAGACTGGATGGTCAGAGGGCACCGTCCGAAACGTCAGTGCGCAAAAAGAGCACAGTGCTGAAATTACGCAGAGCACATCTCCCCTCCTGACCGACCGGGCGAAGGACAAGTTGCGGGAGTTGGAAAGCCCCGAGGCGCAAGCGTGGTCATCGGTACTGCGCGCACTGCGGCACATCAACGAGCAGATGCCGGTGGATGAACTCTACGAACTGCGGTTCGTCGGGTTTGACCATGTGGTCGCGGTTGAGTTGGAGAAGTCCCACCGCTGGATCAGCGAATTACATGGGAGATTCGTCAATGAGCGGGATCAACGGAGACGTGCGTGATATAGTCAACGAACTCGATGCCGACGGATCTGGATATCAGACCAGAGAGGCTGCCAATCTGCTGGTGTCCCGTTACGTTGATGCTGGCATCTGCGACGACTGGGGCGATCCCAAGCCAAAGGTGCGTACCCTGATGCGGATGGGCGCGAGCGTCGCGTTCAAGAACTACAAATCAGACGGCAAGGCCGAGGAACGCAAGCACGAGCGAGCCTTTTCATTTGCTGGCGGCGAGCAGCGCGACTTTGCCGAGGACCATGACGATTTCGGCTTTGAGTGGCTGCGTGTTTATGCGGCCTGGGACGAGGGTGAGACAGCAGAGCGCAAGATGCTGGTGCGAATGACGTTGTACGAGGTGCTCGATGTCATTGCACTGAAGCGCAAGAAGGCGGCAGAGGCAACGGCGGTTGCCAATCTGTTGCAAGACATCATCGACGAGCATCCAGGCTGGTACGACCATCCCGAACTGACGGTTGCCGACATCCTGGACATCCGAGAATGAACCAGAAAGAGGCGCGTGCGAACGGGCTGCCTTTTGGTGCTGCCAATGCTCAGAAGGTGCTGAAGCGTATTCGGGAGCATGTGCTGTGGGCAAACGTGCCGCTGGACGACTGGCGGCAGTTCAATGAAGCGCTGCTGATTCTGGAGCCGTTGGCTGAGAAGTACCAAGCGCTGTGGGATGAGCGTTGTGCGGAGGTTGAGGAGCGCAACCGGCGCCGCCGCGAGGAATGGCTGGCGCGGCAGGAGCGCGCGCCATGACCGTTGCACGGACTCGTTTCACGACGCAGAATAGAGAACGGCCCGCACGGTCAAGGTGCGAGCCGCTCTATTGGTTACACAATCGGCTCCGAGGTGCAGAACCGCTGGCGCATTCGACAACGCCAGTAAATCGCACCTCAGGCCGCAACGCAAGAGGTGTGTCTGTGACTATCCGGGAAATCCAGTTCCTCATCTGCTCCAACCAGGGCGTCACGCGCCTGGACCTGCTCTCGCGCCGCCGGGGCAAGGCAGCGGCCCGTCAGCGTCAGCTCGGCATGTGGCTCGCCCGACACCTGACGCCGGCCAGCCTCACCGAGATCGGCATGGCGTTCGGCGGCCGGGACCACACCACAGTCGGGCACGCGATCTGGCGGATCGAGCAGGAAATCGCCGGCGGCAGCGCGCTGGGGCAACGCGCTCTGCGGCTCAGAACAACGCTCGAACAGGGGGGAGCGGCATGAGCAACTGCAACGGGCATAGCTGGTCCAAGTTCTGGTGGCGGGACTGGCAGAACGACCCGAAGCTCCGAAGCTGCAGCATGGGAGCGCAGGGCTACTGGATGCGCCTCCTGTGCCTGGCCCACGAGGCCGAGCCGGTTGGCTACGTCACCATCAACGGCAAAATTCCCACCGACAAGCAGCTCGTAGGCAATACCGGTGCCACGCTGAAGGAGGTCAAGGCATACAACCAGGAGCTTGTGGATAACGGCGTCTGCAGCGTGACCGAGGACGGCATCATGTACTCGCGCCGAATGGTCAAGGATGCTGCCGCATCAGCGGCTGGACGCGAATGGGGCCGCGCAGGCGGCAACCCCAATCTCAAGCCCAACGGAACCACCTCCCCTCGACAAGAGGGGTTAACCCCCCCCTTAACCCCCCCGGTTAAGGGACCCGGTTATCCGGTAGGGTTAACCCCACCCTTAACGCCCCCCGTTTACCCCCAGAAGCTAGAACCAAGAGTCTCAGAAGAACAAGATAAGGAAGAAAGAAAGATTTTAATTAAAAAACCTTACTTTGGAGAAGAAATGCGCGCGCGAGCCGAGGAACGGGAGGAAATTCCTCGCAGCAGCTTCGACGATGAGCTGGACCGGCTGCGCGAAACGCCGCTGCCGGAGGCCGGTGACGACGAGCCGGAAACCTTCGCCCGACAGCCCGATGAGCCTCTGCCGGAGCCGTTCCAGGTTCACGTCCGACGCGCCGCCAAGGCCGCCACCATGCGCATCCCCTACGGCGAAACCCGCTCCGTCGAGGCGCAGCTCGAAGCCCTCAAGGCACAACCACAGGCTGTGGGGGCGGATCAGACGATGGGCCTCCGATGGCAGCCCGCCGCGCCCGTCAGGAGCATCGAGGAAATGCGCGCCGCCGCCCTCGCCGGCTGCACCCAAGAGCAGATCGCCCGCGCCGAGCGCTACGCCAGGCGGGCCGCCGCATGATGCCCGACGACGCCCGCACCGCCCGCCGCCTCGGACTCCGCTTCGAGCGCCGCCTCTGCACCGCCATCGAGCAGTCCAACATCCACCCCAACTTCGCCCTCGCCATCATGGCAACCGTGCTCGGCGAACTGCTCAACAGCATGCCAGAAGCCGAACGCACCGAATGCGTCGAAGCCATCTGCCAGATCATCCGCACCCACGGCCTCCACGGCTTCGACGCCGCATCCGAACTCGCAGCCGCAAAACTCCGGCCACACCTCGATGCTTGACGTCCAACCACACAGCCGGTTAGATGCCGGTCAACGGGATGTCATCCACCGTTCGGATGTAAGCCCTGCGGCAGCCGTCCAGGGCTGGGCCGTCTTCACCACACACCCCAATACCGAAGACCAGGCAGAAAACCACCTCACCCAACAAGGCTTCGAGGCATACTGCCCTCGCTACACATGCCGCCGCCGCATCGGCACCACTCTCCAGCCCGTCGCCCGACCGCTCTTCCCGCGCTACGCCTTCGTCTGGCTCAGCAACACCCCATGGCACAGCATCCTCTACACCACCGGCGTCTCCGATCTACTGCGCTCCCCCCAAGGCAAACCATACATAGCCCCAGAAGCCGCTGTGAGCGCGCTACAGGCCACCGAGGCCCTTCGCCGCACACTCCCCCCCGGCAAGCCGCTCTGGCGCCTGGGAGACGCCTGCACGCTCGCTGGCGGGCCATTCGCCGGACACCCCGCTGTAATCAGCGAGATCGGAAAGCACACAGCCCTCGTCGCCATGATGCTCTTCGGACAACTCCGGAATATGGCTGTGCCGCTGGATAATCTCGTTGCGCGAGATTGAGCCAACTAAGCTAGTGGAACTCTAGTCGTGGGCGAGTTTCGGCCCTCAAGGCCAGGCGAAAGACGCGGTGGAAGGCAGAAAGGAACGCCTAACAAGGTCGATGGGGACATCAAGCACATGGTCCTCGCTGCCTTGGCTGGCGTCGGAGGCGAGCAATACCTGATGCGTCAGGCTGACGAGAACCCAACCGCCTTCCTGACACTCGTCGGTAAGGTGCTGCCGCTGCAGATCACCGGCGATCCCGACAGGCCCGTCAGCATCGAGTTCACCTGGGCACCAGCAACACCTGCGCCGGCTGTTTCACATGAAACTAACGACACGCCGCCGGTGATCGACGCAACGCCAGAGCCGAGCGACAACACCGAGTTCGTGTGGGGTAAGAGCAGCGATGACGCAGCGTAGCTACACTCGTCCATACCGTAGCTACGTGCGCCACTACACATCGGACGGGTGCTGATTGCGCTGCTTGGTATATACGGCGCCGTCTGCATCGCCGGCTATTGCGCGCTGATCCTCGGCGCTCGCTGCGATAACTGCTGATTCAATGCGCATCTCGGCGAGCGGTTGCCGCCTTGCCCTCGTCGGTGATCATCCACTCAATCAGCTTATCCACAGTAACGCCCATATCAGCGTATCCACGCATCGTCGGGCGTCCAGACGCAACCAGCCGGCCGGATCGCAACTCAGCCAGCAACTCTTCGTCGGTCAGCTTAAAACACTGCTGGACCTGATGCAGCGGCACGATGAGTTTTTCCGGTTCTTCGCGTATGCGACGCATGACCGTACCAGGATCTGAAGCGTCCAGCGTCTCCATGTCCTCAAACGGCTTGCGCCTCGCCTCAATCCGGTCGGATAGCGGGAGTAACAGGCGCTCAGCTTCGACAGGCAGCACCATCGGTAGCCCAAGGCCCTTCGGCCAGCGGTTCTGCTTCGCGGCCTCCCAAAGCTGCTCGGCGTCAGGGCCGGAGAATAGCCGTACCGCCTTGCGTTTGCGCCATGCGATCCATGCCAGCGTCTGCCAGCCGTTCCAGTGCTCGTCCCGCATGCCGGCAGGCTAGCACGAGTTAGGCGCGCGAGTACCTCCCCAGGTGGCCGCGCCTGATGGGCACGGGCGGTTGCCCATTGCCGCCCGCCGCTCAACCACACAACACACACCGGAGACACCGATGCGCCCGCTGCTGCTCGCCGCCACGGCACTGCTCGCCACCGCGCCAGCCTATGCCGCGCCAATCGACGCCGGCAGCGTCATGAATATCGTCGGCAACGCCACATTCAGCGCCACCGCCATCAGCTTCAGCTCGCCCGCCAATCTCGTGACCGGCACCGGCGTATACACAGCGCTCGGCACCTGCCTCGGCTGCGTCACTGTATCCACACCCGTCACCTACAACCCGTTCACGCCGGTCGCCGACCTGTTCAGCGCCACCAACAACGGATTGACGGCGACGGTCAGCGTCACAGCGCAGCTCGAGGCGCCGGACTACACCGGCAACACGCTGCTCATCGTGGACGCCGCACTGCTGACGCTCACCGGCTTCGATCCGACACCCGGCCGGCTCGCGCTGACGCTCAACCAGGACACCGGACAGATCTCCGGCTCGTTCTCGTCCACCGTGCAGGGCATCAGCGTGCCGGAGCCTGCGACGCTGGCGCTGCTCGGCATCGGCGCGCTCGGCCTCGGGCTGGCGCGGCGGAAGGCGTAGCGTGACCGAGCCGTCCGTCGAGCAGCGCGTGCGCGAGCGTGCATACGCACTGTGGATACAGGCCGGCAGGCCGGACGGCCGCTCCGCTGAGTTCTGGCAGCGCGCACGCGATGAGATCGAGCAGGAACTGCTGCAGCAGCAGGACGACGTGATCGACAAGCCGGAGAGCGTCTGATGTCGCCCATTGTGCTGATCCTGATCATCTTGCTCATCGTCGTCGCGTTTGGCGGATTCGGCGGCTATCGCTACGGCTGGTATGGGCCGGGATACGGCGGTTACTACGGCTTCGGCATCGTCGGCGTGATCATCGTGGTGTTGCTGATTCTGCTGCTCCTGGGGCGCCTCTGATGCCGCAGCCTGTCTGTAGACGGTGCGACGGAAGCGGAATTGAGGTGGAGGCCGGTCTGCTTCCTGGTATTCCGCCGCTTAACTGCCGCATATGCGACGGAGCTGGCAGGCAACCTGTCTGGGCGCTGTCCGTGGAAGGGTGGGAGATTCAGTTCCGCCGCTGTCAGACTGAGCGAGGCACTGATCTAGAGATGCAAGACATGGCGGTTCGTGTGTTGACGCCGGCCATCAGGAAGATTGTGCATGGACGGTAGGCTGCCGCCCCTGCTCGTCGTGCTGCTGCTGTTCGGATACCTGCGTTGATGCCGCGCTGGCGTGTCGAGATGCCGCCGACGCACATCGGGGCCGCAGCACCGCTCGAAATCGTCGAGGCGGACAACGTGGCCATCTCCGGCGCATTGGTGTTCATGCACCTCGGCTGCATCGTGCGCGCCCTCGCGCCAGGCCAGTGGCTGCACCTGACGCTGCTCGGCGACGACGCGCCGGACGACGCGGGCGACCGCTACACCGCCGCCACGCAGGCGTGCCGGTGACGATCCGGCTGCTCACCGGCGATTGCCGCGACGTAATGGTGGATATCTGGTTCAGCGTGGGATAGGATAAGCGAGGCCCGATGGTGTTCCACCACCTATCGGGCCTCTAACCACAACTGATGCTGGAGGCATCCGCCGTGGCTATTCCCAGACGTAGCATAGTTCGAGCCGTGGCCGTGTGTAGGGCTTGTCGCTGGTCATGGAAACCGACCACAGGCTTGCTCGAGGAATCCTGCCCATCTTGCGGCAAAAGAAAAAGCCTCAGGGTGCGCGGCGATACGAGAGATAATCTAGTTGCTTTAAACGCGTGGCGCGCGAAGAATCCTGGCTACGCGACGTTTGCCTCACGGGCCATTAGACGCACAGCGTCGCTACTCGTGGGTAAAGGCAAGATGCAATGCGTCCGTTGTGGCTGTGATATGGAACAGTTGTTAGAGATTAACCATAAGAATGGCGGCGGGCAGAAGGACTTGCGCGGCAGGAGCCAGCAATTCTACCGCGATATTGCGCTGCACCGACGTGATGTCGATGACCTCGAACTGCTGTGTAAGCCTTGCAATGCCGTTCATGCCCTAGAGCTAGTCCACGGCCCTCTGCCATTTCGTGTTGTGTGGCGCGGCGAGTGATTAAGCTCCTCACTGGGGATTGTAGGGATGTGCTCGCCACGCTGCCGGCGTGCAGTGTGCATACAGTTGTAACCTCGCCGCCGTATTACGGCCTCCGCGACTATGGCACGGCGCAGTGGGAAGGCGGCGACGCGGCGTGCGATCATGTGCGCCCTGTGACGTATCTCGCGAGCACGTTGGGTGCATCGACTGGCGGGAGGAGTCCAGAGACGCATGCGCGTAGTATTGGCGCTCAGACCACGCCCTATCGCGACGTATGCGGCAAGTGCGGTGCGCGGCGCATAGACCGGCAGCTCGGGCTGGAGGCGACGCCCGAGGCGTATCTGGCGGCGATGGTGGAGGTGTTCCGCGCGGTGCGGCGCGTGCTCCGCGACGATGGGACGTGCTGGGTGAATATCGGCGATAGCTACGCCTCGCAGCCCGCTGGAAATCGTATACCAAGCGGCATTAGCCAGAATACGCCTAAGCGGCTGGCAACCGACTTGGAGAGATACAACACGCAGGGCAAGAGTTGGGGCGACGCCAAGCCCAAGGACCTGCTGCTGATGCCGGCGCGGCTGGCGCTGGCGCTGCAGGCGGACGGCTGGTGGGTGCGCTCCGACATCATCTGGCATAAGCCGAACCCGATGCCCGAGTCATGCACCGACCGGCCCACGTCAGCGCACGAGCACGTCTTTCTGCTCAGCAAGCGGGCGCGCTACTACTACGACAGCGCGGCCATCGCTGAGCCGGCCATCAACGCCGGGCGTGTTGTGGACTACGACGGCACGCAGAAGAATTGCAGCGCTGGTGATGCGACGAATGACATGCGGACGCGCATACAGCGACCCGTCGAGGTTGGTGCCACACGCGCCTGTCGGAACGTCTGGACGATCCCCACTGCGCCGTTCAGCGAGGCCCATTTCGCGACCTTCCCGCCCCAGTTGGTGGAGCGGTGCATCCGTGCCGGCACCAGCGAGCGCGGCTGCTGCGCGGCGTGCGGCGCGCCGTGGGTGAGGGTGACGGAGCGCAACCTGGACAATATCCCGACGCGCATGGCGACGAAGCGGGCGCCCGTCGATTGTGAGGCAATGGCGGCGTATCTGCGGGAGCGCCGTGAGGCGCTGGGTCTGTCACGCTCTGCTGTCGATGCCGCCTTAGGAACACGCACACTCTATTCGTGGTTCGAGGGGCGTCCTGCCGGCATTGAGCCGCCGACGCCAGAGCAATGGACGAAGCTGAAGAGCGTTCTGGCGCTCGATGACCGATTTGACGAGCAGATATACGGGACGGTGGAGGTGGAGATCACCGACCACTCTCCGTCAAAGGCTCCGGGCGTTCGCACTTACGCCAAGGCATGGAACGCAGAGACCACCACCACCGGCTGGCGCGCCTCCTGCCAGTGCGACGCCGACGTGGTGCCCTGCACGGTGCTGGACCCGTTCGTCGGCAGCGGCACAACTGCCCTGGTGGCGGATCGCCTGCAGCGCCACGCCATCGGCATCGACTTGAGCATCGACTACGCCGCGATGGCGCAGCGCCGGCTGGAGGACGACTGCCCGCTGTTCACGTCCTGGGCGCCGGCTGAGCATCCGGTGGAGACGGAGATCGCCGACCTGTTCAGTGTCGCAGCGGACTGAGCTACACTGGCGGCATGAGCGACTGGCGGCGTGTTCTGCTCGCGATCCTCGCCCTGGCGGCGGTGGGCACCACGGTGTTCCGCGGCGTGCCCGGCCGGATGATGGACCCGGCCTGCTGGCCCGAGTGTCCGTAAAGATTTCCGACACACAAGGTGTTTCGTTGCCCGAATCCTGGGTAGAAACGCAACATAGTTGCACGATTCTGGGTTGTTTGTCGGAACTCTTTACACTCTGGCCTTCCGGGCCACGCCTACACTCCGACAGGGCGCCTTCCGCCCGAAGGAGGACGACATGAGGACACTCTTACTCGCTGGCGCTGCCACGCTGGCACTCGCCACCGCCGCCCAGGCCGGCCAGATCTCCGCTGGATCGGTGCTGAACATCGTCGGCAACGCCAATTTCGACGCCAACGCGGTGACGTTCACCAACCCGGCCAATCTGGTGAATGGATCTGGCGACTTCGCCGCTCTTGGCACCTGCATCGGCTGCGTCACCATGACGACGCCGCTGTTCTACAACCCGCCGGTGTTCGGCCAGGCCTACACCGCCACCAACAACTCGCTGACGGCCAGCTTCGACCTGCTGTCGCTCGACA